ATTTTTCACTCATTCTGTTCCATCCAGATTTATATTTTTAACTATTGCAGTTCCATAAACTTTTTGATTAGGCAAGTACCATTGTTTTAATATCTTCACTACTCTCCATTCTCCTGTGTTTGTTCCAGAGTATAGATTTGCATCTGTTACAATATCTCCTTCTTTTATTTCATATTCTACAGAACTAACTGTATAACTTGGTTTAAAATAGAATTTCCTGTTTCCTGGTACTGCAAGGCCCATGTCATGTATCTTTCTATCTTTTAAAGTAATTGCTCTCAATATTGCTGTGACATCAAAGTTTGTATTTGAGACACTCAAAACCCTTCCCATACTATCTTCTGTTGTTGTTTGTCTTGTTATGGTATAAGTCTTTCCATGATCATCTATGATATCACTAAAGTCCTCTTCTACTGTCTCTGGAAAGGTATCACTATCATACATATAATCAAATTTGCTATAGTCAAATCTAACATTTTGATTTGTTACATCTTCATATTTTGTTATGACAATCCCGATTTTAATCTACCTTCCTTTATTTTTGGCAATATTTTTTTAAAATGTTTTCTATGCCATTCTTTTCCTTTTTTGGATTTATGCCAATCATAAGCTGTTTTTCTTCCTTCCTTCAAAAATTCATCCATTTGTTTTTTATATTCTGGATCTAAAAATCTTTCTTTTGAATGCTTTCCTGAATGTTTTTTTCTTGTTGTTAATCTTAAATTTTCAATCCTGTTATCATCTTTAATTCCATTAACATGATGCACTATTTCTTCTGATTTTAAATATCTTTTAACATATTTCTCCATTAATAATCTATGCTCTTGAACATAACCATTTATTGAATTTGGGTGATTTTTATTTAATACAAGGATATATCCACTGATAGTTTTTGTTCGACCACATTTATAGTTTCTATTAAGTTTACCTTTTTGATTTTTATTTAGTTTTTCCAAATGCTTTTTTTGTTTTTCTGATATCATAATTATTTAATAGTATCAATATTTAAAAACTTTACTATTCCCATTATGCTATTGCTCTACATCCTCCTTGAATTCTAATCTTTGAAGCATTAGTTATGTTTCCTACTCCTTTAATTAAACCAGTTCCATTGATTAAAATAAAACTTTCCTGTGCATTTATTGGGGGTATTGAACAATTATCTGAGCATTGATAAATATGGTCTCCACTTGTATAAGTACAACTATCTGTTATTGGTATTTCACTGATTTTTATACCTCTTACATCAGATTGATTCATATAAGTTCCATCTGTGCAATTAACATACCAAGTATAATTTCCAGGACTTAATGATTCATTTGCTGTTATTGTAGCAATATTTCCATTTTTAATAGGCATATTCCACCACATTCCTTCTTCATATATATTATCTCCTCCAAAATCTCCTAATAAACCATACCAATTAGTTCCATTATAACAACTCCAACCAACTAAATTTCCTAAATCTGATTCTGCTCTAAGCATTAAAATAGAATTACTATAATCCCAACAAGTTGAACTAATTGATATATTACTTATTCCAATATGATCTTTTTTTTGCCATAATGAGTTTGATGTCGCTCCAGAAGGTTTTGTATAATTAATATATAAATAAGCTGAACCACTTGATGATTCTCCATAAGTATCCCAATCTCCATCTGTAACATTATTTACATTTATCCAATTACCCCCAAATGTATAACTTCCATTAACTAATCCTCCACAGCTGGTTGAAACATTAGCAAATTCTTGATAACACAATGATGAATTAGAATCTCCATAAGGTGTGTTATTAATGTATAAATCACAAGTAAAATTAGTAGCAAGAGTTGTTGATAAATTAAATTCAAAATCTGGTGTAGTATCTGTTGTTATATTATCATTTTCAGGAGACATAAGATTGACTGCTAATGTTTCTACTTCTATTGATATAGGTAACTCTCTTGATGTTGATTGATTTACATAAAGTTGACTTGTCCATGTTCCTGAACTATTAACAGCACATGAAACATAAAGTGAATGGTTTGCTATACTCAAAGTTGTTGAATATGTGCAAGTATGAGAATATGAATCTCTTTCAGCACAATAATCTCCATCTCCTGCAATCATATCAGTTATATTTTGGTCAACAGTATCTATTGCACAAACAGATTCTATAGTTGTATTGAATTTAACTGTTGGTGTTGTATCATAAGTATTAACTCTATCTTTAGTTCCTGTTGTCCAATTATTCTGGTCATTAGCTGTTATTCCGGAAGTGAAATTATAAGTTGCATTTACTATTTCAACAAGGACTTCTGAGAAAGGATATGTTAATCCAACACCACTATTATATAGTTCTGTTTTTTCATCTGATGTTAATATTCTTCCCCAAATACTAACTTCATCTATTATTCCATCAAATGGGAATCCTCCTATTACTCTATTTCCCACAATAAACCCAGTTCCTCCAGGATTTAAAGCATCTTTTGCATAACCCTGAGCTACATTATTTATTAATAAAACTCCTGCACCCGCTGACTCATCAAAAGTATAAACTACAAAATACCAATTTCCAGCTGATACGGCACCTGTTTTTCTTGAACCTGAAATCCAAGTTGGAGTTCCAACACCTGCACATATTCCTTCACTTCTTATTATTATACTAAGTCCATTACCAGATTGTGATGACATCAGTATAGTATAAGCAAAAGCTATTGTATCTGGCTTAACCCATAAAGAAACTGTAAAATCGTGTGTTGTGCTTATGTTTGATATAGCATCAGACATATTAAGTTCTCCATCTGTTGTAAAGTTATAAGCAGTATTTATCTTGCCTGTTGCTTCTGGTGTTGGACCGTCTGCAATTCCGTCATTATTTCCGTATGAATCTATTACATCTCCACTTGATTCATCAAATTTATAATAAGCAATTAAATCATCTATTAAAGCAGCATGAACAATAGGTAAAACTAATAAAAAGGCAAACCAGATTAATAATTTATATTTCATTTTAAACCTAATTCTCCCATTTGATAATCATACATATCATAAGTTCTTTTATTTGATTTCCTTTTATTTGATTTCATTTTGACTTAGCTTTCTTTGATTCTACTTTTTCTTTTATTGAAATCTTATCTGTGTCTTTTATTGATTTTATATATTTTAAAGTGTCTAATTTTATCTGTGTGCAAGGAACTCCTTGATTATAACATTCATCTAAATTATGGTCTTTGAAACTTCCTCCTCTTGATAGGTCTTTCAAGGTTAGAATATTATCCTCAACATTTCCAACAACATTTAATTCTGTAAAATTAACATATCCATCAGTTAGTTCAATACCATCTCTGTTTTGTATTTCACAAATTTTCTCAGTTCCATAAACTGGAGTAACAACAATATAAGATTCTGTTATATTAAAACATTGAACACAAGTTCCATTCTTGTATGTTTCTGTTCTATCTGCTTTTAAATCAAATACACATTCTCCTTTTTCTTTCATAACCCAAGTTTTACAATCTTCATATTTATTATATTCTGTAACATTTATATAACCAGTAATTATCTTTTTATCTGTGTATTCTTTGCAATTATAAACTGGTTCTGCAGCTAACCAAGTTGGGTCTATATCAAAAGCTCCCCATTTGATTGATTCATAAGGATTGTTTTTATAAGCTACTATTCTGATATTGTAATCTCTACCTTCTCTGAATGCTATTGAGAATTTTCTCACATCATCTGAGTTACTTAATCCACACCATGTTCCTGTACATGGTCTATCTAAAGGAATGTTTCTCCAACTTGTTCCCCAGCTTCTTTGAAGTTTCCAAGACTTAACATTTGGATCAAAGTTAAAAGTTGTATTCCTTCCCCAAGGATCGTAATTTGTAGGATAAATAAAAACATCTTCATTTGCTGTAAAATTGATATAAGCATAACAAGGATTTTCTTCTGTTCCTCTACATATTGAGTCTCCAGAGTATCCTGTTATTGTTATTGCTCCAATCATAGCTAAATATAAGAATATACCACCTATTAATGTGCCTACAGTTATTCCACTACCTATAAGCCATTTCTTGACAGTTTCAGAGTAGATTCTTTTAGCCATTATTCACATACCTCAAATGTAGTGGTTCCTGCTTTCATTATCCAACAAGTTGCATTATCATAAATTTGATGGTTTAAAGGGTCTGTATCTCCTAATAAGTTAGTTGAAGTTATATTATTAAATGTAACATCACTTGCTTTCAAAACATTCTGGTCCATATCGTAAAGTTCATTTGCTCCCTGGCCAGTATTAATAGTTAACCCAGCAATTGCTCCTGTTGCTGTAACTGTTGTTACAAATAAATCTGTTCCATTTATATCATCAGCACCAGTTATGTCTCCACCAGTTATAATAATAGTTCCATCTGTGAAAGAAGTTCCTCTAAATTCTGGTGCTATTTGAATACCATACCAAGTATTATCTTTTGCTCTATAACCATATGCATCTTTGCTCTTTACTTTTTGCTCATAAAGGTTCTGTATTTCTATTGTTGATAAAGAACGGTCATATATTCTAACTTCATCTATTGAACCATTCCAAAACTCTGTAGGTGATGAACTTTCTGATGCACCAATTAATAATGGTGCTGTGCTTGGATATAACCCACAATTTAATCTATCATTGTCTTCAAAAGCACCACCATTTATAGATAAAACATAATAATTATTATCTGGATTAATTGTTACTACAATAAAAGTCCAAGTATCAAGAGGCATAGATGTAACACTTTGTGTTGCTGAAGTAGGTGAATCATCATAGCATCTTGGAGCAAAGTAAATATCATCTGTAGCCATGTGTCTTCTTAAAGCAAATGCTTCTCCAGAATCTGCACCATCTTTTGATAATAATGTTTGATAACCACTTGCTGACTCTTTGTCTAATTTAGCCCAAAGTGTAATCGTAAATGTATTATTTATATGTAAGGAAGCATCATCAGGAATAGAAATATAATCATTACCTCCATCAAACATATATGCTCCATCATTGTCAAATCCACCAGAACTATTAAAAGTAGCTCCATATACTATTCCATCGTTCTGTTGGCTTGAACTATCCAAGGTAAGTGACGAATTAACATAATTAGATGTATCAAAAGGAAATTCTAAGATTAATCCTTCAGTTGAACCTTCCCAATTAGTTGAAGCATTTAATACAGCATTTCCACCCATGCCTAAATTACCAGTCATATCATCTCCTGATTTATTTACAAAGTCTAAGATAGCTGAGTCTAAGTTTGATATTTCACCAGCTTGTGTGTTATTGTTAGCTAAGATAACAGCTGCTTGTGTTGCATTATCAACTAATTGCTGAGTTATCTGAGAGTCTAATTCAGAAGTCTCATTATATCTCTGGTCTGTTATATTTAAGAAATTTGCTATGATTACACTTCTTGAAAATGTATCAGCTAATGTTGCATATATGTTACTCCAATATGTTCCTACAATTCCTAATATCCCAGATTGATTTGATAGTACTGTTGTATTTATTGTCCATTGACTACCAGCTGTTGGTGTTATTGTGCATAAATTACTTGTTGCTCCAGATATATTCCCACAAGAGATTAAAAGTTCATCTTGAATATCAGATGGATTTGCATTATCATCCCAATAATCAGAACTATTAACATTCAGATCTTCTTCACTTGCTTTGGCTATAAATGTCTCATTAGTATGATTTATTATAGAACTATTGTAAAATATATCCCTTGTATCAACATAACTCTTTAAAGAATCATTTGAGTTTTCTATTGCAGTATCTGTCTCACTTGATGTATAATAATCTGATTTGTCTTCTGACCAATTTCCAACCCAATTAACTACATCACTTCCAGTTGTATGAGCTCCTGTAACAAATCCTAATTTTTCTATGTTTGCTGTTGTGTTAACAGCATTTATTAAATCAGTATTTTCTGATATCTGCCCTGATTGTGTTGTGTTATCATTCTGTTGTTGGGTTATTTGTGAATCCAATTCAGATGTTTCATTGTATCTCTGATCTGATATGTTTAAAAAGTTTGCTACAATAACACTTCTTGAAAAGGTATCAGCTAATGTCGCATAAATGTTACTCCAAAAAGTTCCAACTATTCCAAGAGTTCCACTCTGATTTGATAGTACTGTTGTGTTAATTGGCCACTTGGTATCTGTTGTTAAAGCAATACACTCGACTCCACCAGTTGTTGTATTCTGTACTGCTTCTCCTGCAGCACAAACTCCTGGTGTATGTTTTGCAGATATTTCAGCTGCTTGAGTAGCATTGTTTGTCCTTTCTCTATCACTAATAATTGTTATATTATCATTGTTGTTAGAAATCTCAGATGCTTGTGTTGCATTATTCAAATCTACATAAGATTTCATAGAACCATTATTTGCTATAACATAATCCTTCATTGATTCGTTAAATGTGACATCCTGTGTATCAACATATTCTTTCATGGAATTGTTTGATTCTGTTACTATAACTATTATTGTCTCATTCAGTTTTGTTTCATTTAAACTTATTGTTACATTTCCTGTGGATCCTGAAAGTATTATATAAACATCTGAGCTTGTTATTGATTCAACGACTGTGCTCCATATGTCCGATATCTGACTCATTAAAAGTCCGGTTATATTTGAAACTCCTTCGAGTGTTCCCCAGAATTTTGTTCTGTTTGAATAAAGCGAACTATTCACATTTTCATTTGAAACATTTATATTGGATACATTAAGTGTGGAGTTCTCATCAAGTACTCTGTATATTCCTTGATAGAAGTTTGAGGCATTTGCATTGCTTATATTATAAATATCATTCTCATTCAATTGCATGTTCTCATCTATGTTATAAGGTTCTGCACTTACAGATATTATAAATAATATAAATAATATAAATAATATTTTTAATTTCATTGTGATATCACCTTCTTCCAGTCTGCTGAACTTGATGTTCCCATTGCTATATACATTTTCTTGTTTGTTGTATCAATATAAATATCTCCGATGTTACCTGGTGCACTGCTTGGTGCTCCTGCAGCTGATGTTCTTATGGCTCTTGTCTTTTGGTCTGTTACCATAGCATTCCAATCTGCTGATAAAAAATCATCCATTGCTATTTTTATGTCATTCCATGCCATATTAATCCACCAGTATACTTGGTCTTATTTTTAATGTTTCTCTTCTCATCTTTCTTTCATTAATCATTCTCTGAATTACTTCTCTCCATTGAGGATATGGTTCTCCTTTATTGACTGTAAGTTCTCCTAATGAATAACTTGTATTGAATGTATATGTTCCGCCTATTGCATAAATTGAGATATAAATTGTTGCTTCTATTTCCATGTATCTTTTGATTTTATAAGGTATCTGAAGTTTGACAATTGTGCTTCCTGATGCATGTGTTTGAACAAGCTGATCAACTACTATTGTTGTTCCAGATGGTGTTCCTGATATCTGTGCTACTTCTTGCTTTCCATCCATGCCATAAATCTCTACCCAGTCTTCATCTGCGAATCCTGATATTGAGGTCACTGCGAGGCTTACAGACGTTCCTACGGCACTATCTGCGGTAGAATCAGTTGTTGTTGTACTTTCTTCAAGTAACCCATATAAATATTTTATAAAAGTGTTATTTTGTCCTGTTACAAATGTTCCAGATTCTGCGTCCTTATTTAATAAAAGCTTTCCGCTTTGTTTTTCCCAGTCAATATTTGCTGGTGCTATTGTTGTGGTATCATTTACTGTTAATGCTCTGACACTCAATAATGGGTTTTTCATTGTGAACATTCTCTGGAGTGCATTCCCATCCCTGTGTTCTATCTTCACTGTTGGTATAAATGCTGTATTCATCCATCTCTTCATTTCTGATTCTACAAGTGCTATTGCCTCATTTATTAATGTGTCTGTGATTAACTCAGTAGGAGCTCCTGATGATCTTCTTACATCATCTGCAGTTATGAATGCCATTTTTGTCTTTTATCCTCCATATATTACTTTTATTGATATTCCAACAAGTGCGACAATAACAGAGATTACCAAGCTTAATGTTACTTTGCCTCTCATCTCATTGATTTTGACTTTCCCATTTGTTTCTTTTTGGTGAACTATAATTTCAGTATGTTGTACTGAATTTTCATCTTTGAATTCTTGAACTATCTCAAAGACTTTATCTAATTTATTTGCAATATCTTTATTGGTTACTTTCATAAACGTTTTCTCACTCATGCTATCACCTGAATTGTTTCTTTAGTAATCTCTCAACATCATCTCTTACTGGAATACATCCAGTCTTTAGGTCTTTTTTAAGACTCTCTTCTGTTGGGTACATTGTTATTATATCTTTTGCAGTCTTCTTACCAATTCCTTTAATTGATTCAAGCTTCTCTTTATAAAGGATATTTTCTTTTTTTTTAGAGCTCTTTTTCTTCTCTACTGGTTCAATCACTATCTCCACTTTCTCAGTCTTCTCTTCTCTTTTATTGTCAACAATAGTGAGCTCATTCTTCTTACCAACTTCTTCAGGAAGTTCCAGGATATCTCCTGGTCTGAGTGTAATCCATGCATATCCGATGTATGTCCCTGGACTATCGACTCTAAACTTTTTAATTTCGTTTGTTGCATTTTTGAATTTCATGATTCCACCTTAGTATTCCTCTACCATCAAGTAGACTGTTGTTATATCTCCAGCTGCTGCTGCTGTTACTCCCAACATAACTCTTCCAAATATTACATATGGGACAGGGACCACTGCTGAGTCTGTTGATAAATAGACCAGGTCTGTTCCTGCGTTATCTTGAGCTGCTCTCCTTGGATAATACACACCATTATCATCTGCTGGTGCTGCTCCAAGTGTTCCTATGTTTAGGAATTCTTGTAGTGCATCTGCTGTGTCATCATCATCATATGGATTCATTTCCCATAAATTAACATCTCTATCTGATGAACTTCCTGGTGTAGTATTACTGAATATAACTTTTACTGATAGAATCTTTCCTCTAATTACTTTTGAGAATGTTTCGCCAGTAGTTGCACCTGCTGCGATTGTATTCTCAATCTTATACATAGTTATTTTACTTGCCATTTTTTGTACCTCGTTAGTTGCCCTTATTGGGAGTTAGGTATGAAGAGCTCATATGTCTCAATCATTCCAATGTTTATCTTCTTTTGATTATTTAGCTTTTTGAAAGCTTCAATGATTATGTCTGTTGCTTTTTCTCCGATGTCAAATTTCTTAGGTGTGTCCTTTTCTTGATTCCACCTATAGTCTCCATCTTTGACATTCATCTCAACATTTTTCCATTCCTTTTCTGTTATTCCAAGATCTTCCTGGATTCCTCTTATTATCTTTAAAGTTGCGACATCATTCTCTTGCGGTAATCCACTTAAGATAATCAATCTGTCCTTTATTGTTAGTTCTTTTTCCATGCGTATCAATCCTCCATTAATTGAAAAATAAAAAATAAAAAATATTTATGTTGCAGTTAACATTATGTAGTATGATGTTGATCCAACTCTGATTCTTGCTTTGTGTGAGAACTTTGTCTCATCTGTCTCAGTTACAATCATGTTGCCTGATCCTATTGTGAATCCTTGCAGACTCATTAAGAATGCATCATCATCTACATCAGCTATTCCGCTTGCATTTCCACCATTTACAACTCTTATAAATGATACCTCAGTACATCCATCTGTATCCGAAGCTGCACCATCTGACCATATCTCTGCTGCAATAGCTGCTATTGTTCCGCTTGTCCATGCTGCATCGTCTGGTATATGTAATGTTGCACGTGCTGCCACTCCAAGTCCACTCAATTCTCCAGTTGTTGTTCCAGAGAAATTCAATGATATGTGTGCTCCATGAGCTGTTCCACATGCTGCTTGAATTGTAGTAAACGCTCTTAGTGCTTCTCCACCTGATCCTGCTCCTTGTAGATATAATCTTGAATATCTTGCTCTGTTATCTCCAGATGTTGCTGTTGATGCTACATATTCTTGGAAGAACTTAACACTTGCAGTTGAGGAAGATAATGGTGATGCACTTGTTCCTGCTTTCACCAATGGTCCTGCTGCAATGTCTCCTGGCCTGATACCTGATAAGTCCAGGCTTCTATAAACTTTCCTTCTGACTTTTCCTATAAAGCCAACTCCTAATGCTTTTGTTGCCATATTCGTTTCACCTCAAGTGATTTGTTTTTTTAATATCATTTGTAATCTAAAAAAATAAAAAAAAGATTTAAACTGCATCTCCTAAGTTAGGCACTGCAAATCCTCTTATGATAAAAGTATTTTGCTTGTCTGTGCCTGAAGTCAGTGTCAATGTTATTGAACCACTGGATACAGTTGTTGTTGGATCTGCTTGAGCAACTACAGAGTTTGCAGTTGTTTGAACATCTCCTCTTACAGCCATTAATCCTGTAGCTGAAATTCCATAAGCTGTCATGTCAACAACAATAGTATCTCCAGAATCAACTGTGTTGATTGTCTTGATAACTATTTCGTTATAGACTGGCCCAGGTGCATTGATAACTTCATAATCTGTTCCTTCTACTAATAATCCCATCTTCATTCACCTCACTCGATGTTATCTATGAAGCTATTGAAGCCTGTTGATCGCATGATCAAACATTCATAGATTTTCAGCATGAACTTGCTGCTATCGTTGGTCTTCGCAAGATCTTCATAAGTCATGTCCTGTAGGACTCTCATTTCTATGAAGTCAGTATCGAGGAAGAATATCTGTTTTGCCCCGCTTGTATTACTTAAATACATGCTTGGTATAACAGGTATTGGTCCAACCATTGTTTGAAGTACAAGTTGTGCAGGTACTCCAAATGGTAATGTTGCACCAGCTGTTAAGTCACTTGGTCTGAAATTGAAAGTATCAATCATGATCTTTCTCAAATCAGTTACAACTGCTGAACTTGCTATTGCAATCTTTGGTCTTCCACCATCATCAAATGCATCTTGTACAGATTCCTCAACATCATCCCATGTCAAAGCTGCTCCATCCAAGTCTTTTTGATTTGTAGTGGACTGTAGTGATACAATTCCTGAGAATTGTGTTGCATCTGTTGATGCATCTCCATTCACTATCAAGTTCTCTTCTAACTCTTTTAGTGCTCTTGCTTTAACTAATACTTCAGTTTGCTTTGCACTTGGAGCTCCTGTGTTTGCGAAGTTTCCTTGTCCCATTCCTGTACCAGATGGATTAAATCCTTCAAGCATGTATGATGGCATTGCTGCCTGCATAGGCCCTAAGACTCTTCCAACAGAGTATAAGAATTTTATTGATGTTGATGCTCTATCATATGTATCATCAGTTTCTGGTAGTGCTGCATCAGCATTTGCTGTGTAACCGCCGCCTTTTGCTGTTATTACATTGTAGTCTGCTGTCATACCAAAGTTAGTTACTCTCGGAATCAATTCAACAAGTGGTGTCCACTTTCTTGATTGATCTACGATTCTTGGATCTACATAAACATGTACTAATGCATATCCTGCTGTTCCTCCTCCTCCTGCTGTAGGTCCTAATGCTTTAGCACTTATAGACTTTAATCCTGCTTCCATAACAGATTTAAGTTTTGGTCTAAAATCAAAGGACTTCTGTTCTTCTCCAGCTTTTTGTTCTTCAGGATTGAATCCTGAGACCCATGGATCTAAGTACCGAGTATTATCTGGTAAAGATCCAAAGCTTCCTTTATAAGCTGCTTCCCAATTTGTTAACATTTTTAGTTACCTCTTCACACCAAGTCCAATGGTCCTTTCATTTCTTCCACTGGTTCTTGGATTTGTTCTGATTTTAATCCAGCACCCTTTGCTTTTTGCTGAGGTTTCTCAACAATTGCTTTAAGGTCTGTATTTTCTTTCTTCAATGTTTCAACATCTTTTGTTAATGTTTCAACTACTGATTTCATCTCTTTCAGTGTCATGGATTTGTCTTCTACATCTCCACCTTCTGCTGGTGCTTCAGCTTCAGGAGCTGCTTCTTTTGCTGCTTCTTCTGCCGGTGCTTCAACAGGTGCTGCTTCTGCTTCTGGCTGCTCTGCTTCTGGTGTAGGAGCTTGAACTTCCTCTGCAGGTGCTTCGTCTTTTTTATCTACCATGTTTGTACACCTCATGTGTTTTTTATCAGCATTATTGCCTGATAAGTTTGATTTAATGAATCTGTCTGCCATGTTGACAGACATGTTTAATTCTACTGCTCTTTGGAATAATTCTTCTGCACTCTTTATTCCTGCACGTTTTTTAATTCCATCTCTGTGCTCTTTACTAAATTGATTTAATAAATTTTCTTTAACATCAGAATCTCCTAATGAGTCAGCCACTTTCAATATCTTAACTGCTTGGCTTTGATTTATTGAATCAACTGCACTAATATGTTGATCATTGTTTTTTGATGTTAAATTTCTATAAGCACTTCTTTCATTTTTACTTAATGAATCGAATGTTGGTTTAGAAGTTTCCTTCTTGTCTCCTGAAAGATTACTAAGCACTTCTTTTTGTTTATCTGGTGATAATTTATTAAAAGGTTTTTTCATATCATCTCTTGTGAGACTTGTTTGGTCAATAACTTGTAGTCTTTCTCTATCATTGAGTTTGTTATCCCATGTAGATTGAGCAACATCCATATCTGATCTTTCTTTTGAAACTCCTGGTTTGCCTGATTCTTTTTTCTTATTATCTCCTGGGTATGTGTATTGGTATCTTCCTGAACTTCCTGTTCGTTTGATATATTTATGTTTGATTTCTTCAATATCCTTTTCGAGTTTATCTATTGAATCTTTAATCTCTATTTGTGTCACATCGAGTTCTTCCTGGCTTTTCATAAACTCCAAGCTTTTTGCCATTACAGAAGTCATTGTTGCTTTTGGATTAATTGCATTTCCGGTCAATGCTACATTCAAAAGGTTCACATCATCCAATAATCTGATGCTCTTTCCTTCTCTGTCTATGTTCTTTGTTCTTGTTGGTACATATGCGATTGAAAATGCATCATACATTTCCTCTT